ATTGCTTGAGAAGTCACCCACAACTATTGACTGGTCTAAGCTAGGGGAGTATGAGGCTGAAGACAACACATCAGGTATGCAGTCTCTTGCTTGTAGTTCTGATGGTTGTGAGATTGTTGATCTAACGTAAACAATAAGTCCTGAGCAAGACAATAAAAGGCTCATTAAGGAGTGTTACAATGAGTAATTTCTACACAGTAATCAGTCGTAACAACTGTCAATACTGCACAATGGTACTAGAAGACCTTTATGAAGCAGGGGAACGACCAATAGTCCACCATGTAGATAAAGACCCTTCTATCAGGACACTAATGCTTATGGCTGGTCTTAAGACTGTCCCTCAAGTGTTTGCACCTGATGGTTATCATATTGGTGGTTATTCTGAGACAGTTCAGTGGCTACTAGATAAAGAGATGGATGATACTAATGATCCTTATTGAAGGTACATAAAGTGCAACAGAAGCCTAAGCCAAAAACACGTCGAGTAACTACCAAACATGATGCTAATAAGTCTTCCTTTGAGTTGCTACCTAAAACTGAAAACCAGAGGCTCTACATAGAAGCACTTAATGAGTGTAACCAAGTAGTAGTCATGGGACCAGCAGGAACAGGAAAGACTTATGTTGTAGCTACCTATGCAGCTAGTGAGTATAATCTAAAGAACATTGACAAGATCGTCATCACTAGACCTCATGTAGCTGTAGGTAAAGACATTGGGTTCCTTCCCGGTACTCTTGAAGAGAAGTGCGCTCCGTGGGCTTTACCTGTCATTGACGTACTTGAGAAGCATCTAGGTAAGGGGGTTGTAGAAACTGGACTTAAGAATGGTAATATTGAGACTGTACCACTAGCACTCATCCGAGGGAGGTCTTTTGACAACACACTAATCATTATTGATGAAGCACAGAACCTAACAGTGGAAGAACTTAAAGCTCTAGTCACTCGTGTAGGGGAAGGCTCTAAGTTGGTAATCAATGGGGATGTACAACAGTCTGACCTTAAGCAAGGAGACGGGTTGACAAAGCTGGTACACCTTGTTAAGAAGTATACTATGCCAATCCCAGTAATTGAGTTTGGTGTAGACGACATCATAAGGAGTAACGTAACAGCCCTATGGGTTAAGACGTTTATGGCTGAAGGCATCTAAAGTGAGGTACTACGAATATATGCTAGAGAAGAACCAACACGACAACGTAAACCACCCAAGTCACTATAATGAGTCTGGGATCGAAGCTATCGAGGCTATTGAGGCTTCACTAGGTTCTGATGGGTTTCAGGCTTACTGTAAGGGAAACTGTATGAAGTATCTATGGCGATACCAATACAAAAATGGACTTGAGGACTTGCAGAAAGCTCGTGTCTACTTAAACTGGATGATTGAATCAATGGAGAAAGCAAATGAGTAACAACCTAAAAGCATTTATTGTAGCCTTCCTTACAGGCATCCTAGTCCTGTTTGCTGCACAAGAGGCTCTCTCTGATGAGTTGGATAACTGTCAGAACTTCGCTAATCGTTATGTAGGTCCAGTAACAGATGCTCGTGATGCAGGTACACCACCAGAGGTAATCTTTCAGCAACTTGTTATGGTAGGGTTTAACCCTGAAGGTGCCTACAACCTAGTCCAGACTGTCTACCTACTACATAAAGACAGTAGTAAAGAAGAGGTGCTAGCCAGCTTTATGAATTGGTGTGTAGGGGAGGGTGTATGATTTTAGACCTACTAGTGATTGCTGCTGTAGCTATCCTTGTCTTTGTTGACTACTTTACCTACAAACACCTTAAGGACTTGGTACACGCTCATAATAGCCTAATGCTTTACCATCATTATTTCTTACATTCTAAGTATGAAGACTATGGTAAGGAACCTGACGATTAGACAAAAAGAAACCCTCTCTAGCGTAATGCCGGAGAGGGTCTTATTATTTTTTACGTCTGAAGATATTTGCTAAAGATCGTCCCATCTCACCGGGACTTGGTAGGAGCCAACCTAAGATTAACAACAGTAAGACCCAAGGTGGTATCTCGTTAACTACTACAGTCTCTACCTTATCAGCAGAAACCTTATTCGTGTCGCTGGTCTGTTTGATGTCCCTTGCTTGGGGTCTCACTATAGTCTGATCCGTATTGTTGGTAGTCCCCACCGTCTGTGTATTCGTCTTCCCTACTTGGGTATTGGCTGCTATGTTGGGGCCTCCCCCCGTTAGAAGGTCCAGAGGACTTGAGCAACCCACCATTAGGGCTATACCAAGACATGCCAAAAGCCAGCGCAGAGAATGTGAATATGGGGAATACAACAACTTCAATCACCTCTACGGGTTTTGTTTCGACAAGGTAGACTAACCACACTAAAAGTAATGCAGCTATCTCTCTTTTGTAGGTCTTACTTTTCGTATTCATACAGGTCCACAGAAGTAAACTCTTTGTTTACCAACTTGCCCCCACAATCGTGCCTAGTCCTGAGACGGACAGTTTCATAAGGTTGACCATCAGTAAGCACCTCTATGTGGAGCACCTGTTCCCCCGGTGGTCTATCAAAGTCTTTAGGTAAACCATTAAGGTCTTTATACTGTAGGTATCTAGGAACCCCTGCCAACAACCCTTCAACTGCAAAACTAATCAACCTACAATCTTCACCCTTCTCAAAGGTGTACTTAATCTCTACCGTATCAGGCTTCACCTTAACAAACTCCTTCTCTACATTGTAGTAGGGTTCACTCGCTAAGAGGTTTGCAACAATAGGGCGGGCAGTCTCAACTAGGAGTGCGCCTAAGAGTAAAAAGGCAAAGGCAATAGATTTCTTATGCAACGAAAAACCCCCCAGATATAGCGAAACCGATTATAGCTAAGATAAGGGCACCAATGATTAGCCTTAC